TTTTTCAATAGCCTTTGTAGCATCAGCTTTCCAGCACCTATTCTTCATAGTCCTCAGAAAAACTCTATGGAGTTCCTACCCCAATGCACTATTGCAAAAAGCATTGTGTCCCTGTGCGGCTGTCATAGCTGAAGAAGCCGTAGTAGGTGGTGGCCCCGTGGGCAGTCGAAGTAGAGAAGCGATATCCATACATCACCGAAATTGCGAGAATAAATACAAGCAATAATTCCAAAATCATCTTTTTCATAGGTTAATCACCTTTCTCCTTTTCGGAATAGTACGTTGAAATGGTTCAAGAATTTTTCCCTGGATTTAATTAAATTCAAAATATCCCCTTAAGCTGCCAGCAAGAATAAGGTTAATGCCTCTTCCTCCTCCAAATTTTCTATAAACCCTCTATCCGCAACGGTAATCGGTTTACCAAATTTTTCGATTGACCGAATATTACGGACCTTAAGATCAAGACATATTCGGGATTGCCCAAAAACTTCCTCTGATTGAATACCCTGGACATTGAGATTAAGTCTTATTTCAGGCCGTCCAAAAGCTTCTACAGACTTAATACTCTTTAACGTAACCTCTATTGGATGAGGAATATAGACTCGTCTAAGTCCAATATATGCTGGTATTGGTTCGGCCCAACGAATCTTTGGCCGTCCAAATGCTTCCTTAGACTCAATCCCCACCATATTAATAGTTAAGGCAACTTTGAGTTCAAGGAATCCAAGTGTAGCCACCGCAAACGAGCCGAATCCAACTCCTTCTACGGATAAACAATACGTATTTATCATGGCAGCCTCAACACAGTCGTTGTTTCATCAACCGTTGAAATTCCCTGATTTATCTCGCCTGCCTGCCTGCTTGTCTTACTAACTACCAACGGCTTGGTGGGATCAAGTCCGTATAATTCATAAATTTCTAATATTGACGAAATGGATGCGTCAATTCTCACTCCAAAAGAACCGGGTACAGCATGATCCACAACCAATTCATCCCAGACTGATACCAATGGAGTCGTATCGCTGTAGCCTAATTCATTTTTATCTAATTCCACAGCCTCGGTTCCATCTGAAATTAAATAAGCACGAAACGTAAAATCATCAACTACTGAAAACGTTGATATATTTGCCTCTACTTCTGCCCGAGTATTATAGTTCTCGTCTTCGTCTGACGTTACCCAATCAGAACCATTCCAATAAAACCAATAGATGCCATCATTAGATATCGTATATTTTACTTGCCCTTGATTCCCGGCCCCTAACGTTTCTAAAAAATGATCACATGACCTTATCCCTGCGGGATGGAATAACGCAGAAGGTTGAACAAACGGTTTTGTATCTATGTACAGTACAGAGGCAATCACCTCTGTTCCGTTTCCAGCGTTATAGTTACGCAAAACATCTTCAACTGTTATTGCCTGATTGAAAATTGCCAATTCATCGATTAAACCATCGAGAACATAATCCCAATCTGTATATGGCTGGATTCCAATTCCTATCAAACCCTCATTTCCTGTAACTGTAGGGTTGAAATCTGTGCTTGTTGCTATAGTAGCCCCGTCAACATAAAGTACAACCGTTGTCGTTGCTCTATCAAACGTGACGGCGATATGATGCCACGTGTCTAATGAATATACAGCACCAATCTTAAATTCCAACCCCCCGTAAAAGAAAGAAATGGCGTACTCATCCTCATCCCCAGTGCCCAAATAATAAGAAGAAAACGGATCTTTACTGACTATTGCTTTATGAGAGCCATCAGAATGAATCTTGACCCAACCCATGATCGTGATAGAGTCGGTTATGTTCATGCTGGCACTATGTTCAACAGAAACATAGCTGTTACCATTAAAATTTAAACAGTTATTTAATTTTCCAGGTTCCCACAAAGGCATAGATGGTATTGATGGATTACCCTGTAACGTTCCAGTATTCCCGTAGAAAGAACTGTCTGCTGCTGTTTCTCCGCTTCCCTCATTAAAATGCCACCAACCCATTGGAAGTGGCCCGTTATACCGAACAAGAGCTCCAGTTCCATTTCCAGAATTATATCTAGTTGTTATTTCATCTGACGTTAATGCTTTATTATAAATTGCTACCTCGTCAACGAGTCCTCTAAAACTATTCCCATACTCAAACAGATCTGGAGAAGTTCCTATTCCAATGGAACTACTGTTCCCGGTCACTGTCGGATTAAAATTAATATCTGTGTTTACCGCAACTCCGTCAACATAAAGAATAGCGGTGGTTGTGGCCCGATCATAAGTAACTACAATATGTTGCCAAGTGTTAAAAACAATAACATTTCTGGTAAGAAAGTCCGAGCCACCATACACAAAAGAAATTGCCGCTTCTCCGTAGGATCCTGTGCTAATCCTATAAGAATCGTTTATGCCTTTTCCAACCCATATGTTGTAGTCTGATTGGTCAGAAGCGTTGATCCATGCTTCAATGGAAATCGAATCTACGATATTCAAATCGGGACTGTCGGCAATTGAAACGTACCCTTGCGTGTCAAAAAGCAGGCATCCTCCTAATTTTCCAGCTGCCCAAACAGGATTGGTTATTCCCGTCAAAGTTCCATCATGCCCACCTCCAGAACTATCTGCTGTTACTATTCCAGTTCCTTCATTAAGATGCCACCAACCAACTGGGGTTGGTACTTCATGAATTTTTTTCAGCTTAACCAGCCCGCCCGATACTTCTATCTTGGAAGCGTCGTAAGAATATTCAGATGGTGTGCTGTAATGCCATTCTTTGATCATGATTAACTCCTCAACCCAGGAATAGAGCCGTCATCTCAATCTCCTACAATTTGAAAATCTTGTTCGCTCCTGTATCCCAGTTTATATTCACCGTCTGCCCAACAGCAGGGGTGAATGGCAATCCGGATGCCGGAGTATCGACATAGGCGATCAACTGGGCCGTAGCATCGTTTCCAGTATGCTGGAACAAAATGATGGCACCGGAGACTACTGCTGCCAAGGCTACGAGACTCGTATTGGCCGCATTAAAAACGCCGTCTGTGTAGGTCTTTGACCCAAGGGCTACCGTTCGTCCATTATCTTTTGTCCCACCCACCTCGATGTCCGCTACATATTTATCCGTGTCATCGTAGGTGTAGGCACTTCTAACCAACATCGCCCTCACGTCTCCCGTCATTGAAATAGTGTCATTAAGAATCCCTTCACGCCCTTTTGGAAATAATACGTTTGCCATGACATCTTCCTTTATTCGATTTCAGCAGAGACCATTTTTCCATCTTCTCCACGTTTAACGGTTAATTTCTTTTTTTTGCTTTGATTTTCTTTTAGGGTCAGACTAAGATCAATCGGAATAGGTTCAATCTTAATCTCAATCGGAGCTACCGGAGGATCAGGTCTTAGACTTATTCTTTCATCTGATTCAATTTTGCTTTTGAGGACCTCTGTCGCAGACTGGAGTGAGACGAAAACCCTATCTTCTATCAATCCCAGCCCCTTTCCAAGTTCATCAAGTTTCCAGACGATAGGTTTGATTCGTTCGGCATCTCTTTGATCATGGGCCTCTTCCCTTTTTCTCGCCTCTTCCCCTTTTCTTGCCTCTTCTTCTGTCCTTCTCTTTTGTTCTATCTTATTTTGTCTTAGGAGAATAGCCTGAACCTTCCCTCCTTCTCCCTTTTCGGAATAATAGAGAGTACATCTGCAATTGATCGATTCTGCTGGGTCAGTCCCCTCAAGCGGCGCATCCATCTCATCATTACCTACCTTGAAGAGCTCATCCATCTGGATCCCATCAGCATATTCTTCATCCGCTCTTTGATGGGTTGGCCTGACATGCTCGTCCCTTGCCGAAAGCCAATGCTTAAGAAGCTCATCCTCAAGACCGGTCTGCCGTACTCCTTCGATGTCCGCCTGGTTCATGGCCGCTAACGTCTCTGTTCGTGCAATCATGGAAGCCCTGTACTCCTCCCATGAATCAAACTTCTGCCTCAGAGTCTCGGCTATTTCCGTCACGGGGGACTCGGCGGCAAATCCCTCCTTGAGTATCCTCTCGATCTCGTCGAAGGTTGTTCCCGATACCTGCTCGGAGAACTGTCTCATCCGGCTACCGAGCCACTTTATAGCCCCTGGAGCATTCACATCAAAGGTAGGGTTAACGGCCTTCATGGTCTCCAAAATATCCTTCATCCGGTGCTTGCCGACCTCCTGCATGATGTTTTTCACAATCGGTTCGACCATCTTAACTAGATTCTTCTTCTCCTCGGCCTTGCTTATATTTATATCTCTAATCCCCTTGTGATCCTTTACGGCCTGCTGAACCTTCTGCCTTGACCAGCCGGAGAAACAGGCTAGAATTTTGTTGCCCTCCTTGTGGAGTCGGTTGATAACGTCCTCTTTCATAACCTCGAAATACTTCCTCATCGGCGTCTCGATCAGGTGCTGGTAGTTGTCTACCCGCTTGACGAAAAGTTTCCAATAGACATCCTTGCGTTCCTCCGTCCAGAAGGAATGGTTCATCAGCTTTAAGAACTTGGCTTCTTTTCCCGCTGGGGGTTGCGGAGATTCCCCGCCCGGCTGCATCAAACCGAATGGAAGCCATGGCTTATCACCCCATGGAACCGGCGGCTCTCCGTTTATCTCCAATTCCTTGTTGATTGTATGGTATCCAGTTCTAAGATTCGTCTCCCGCTCCTTCAACAAAAATTCCCTGTCAGGATAGGACGGCAGGTCAAAGTCGCATGTAATCCCCTCATCATATTGGGGTAGGGCGAAAGTCTCGATGACCTCCTCTATGAGCATACACTTGGGCTTGAGGCACTCATTGATAAAGGTTTGATCCATAACCTCGGCAGTCGCCCGATTATCCTTCTCGTGGAGACCAATCTTCGATGGGGAAACATCATATGCCGTGATTAGTTTTTCCCTTACGAATTGTTGCACATCGTTTAGCAGCGCCTCCCGGCCAGTCATCGCCATGGCCTTCCCCTGCCTGAGACCCGAATGGAGGATCATCGGAACACCGGCTTGCATCGCGCTTCCGTACTCCTCGATCAACTGCTCGCGTATCTCCCTGAACTGTTCCTTGCCCAATTCGGCGTCAGTCTCAAGGGTGATCCCGGGAATGCCCATGTTTTTGTATAATGCCCTCTGCTGCTGCATCAGAAAGAGGTCGATGTCGTATGGGTAGGTCTGGGCCATTAGTGGTGACATGGACTGAAAGGGAGAAGCGGGATGGGGATACTTGTAGAGAAGAATCTCATCCGGTTCAAACCTCTGATTGACACTCCCATCCTGATAGTCCCAGTATTGGAGCCTTAGCGACGGGGTAACTTTCGGGCGGAGCATCGCGAACTGGGTCAAGGGAAGCGGCCAGATCTCTGAAGGGATACCTATCTTGTTTTTCACCTGAAGCCATCCGCAAAGCCCTCCGAGTTCCAATCGTACCATTGTCTCATACCAAAGCATAAAGCGAGTCATCAGCGAATTGGGATGATGGATCAGGGTAAGGAAGGGGTGGTCGAAAATCTGCTCTTTTTTAAGGCCCATCTCTTTGAGAAAATATTTTCTTTCCCGCTCTGTCTCTATGGATTTGTACTCGGCCCTCCACTGAAGGTTCGTTGTCTTCTTGCCTGTACTTAGATTTCTGTAAATATAGAGATTGAGGGGAACCATCGCCACGGACTTGGCGATCTTGTCGATCACCGTGTATACCCATGACTTATAAGCCTGGACAAGGGCATAGTACGGCTTCTCCGCCGCTATCGCCTGTGGGGCCGTGTAGAAGGAACTGACTATCGGGATCCTTGGCCCTTCCTCTTTCTGCTTGCTCTGTAATGATTCGAAGAATCCCATTGCATCCCTCCCAAAAAAGAAAAGGCCAATCCCGCCGTGATCACGGAATCGGCCTCTTCTGAATATTTGGGAATCGGGTCGCGCTCCCGATTTTGTTCCCTATCTAAAAAAATATTCTTTTCTGATCACTTCACCTTTATCAGTCCCGTCCCCAGCCCGAACAGCCCAAGACCCACCGATATGAAGGCAAAAGACGGGTGAACAAGCCAGAAGCCAACACCTATAAGAACGAGTCCTCCGCCTATCACAATGTCCTTTTTATCAAGTTTCTTTAGCCATTTTATTATCAGGTATCTTCTCCCAGTAAACCGCTATATCCGTTCACAAGATGTATAGGTTTAGCATGGCTATGCTTTTGACAGGTGCAATTCACTTGCAAGTTTCTCCTTCAACTGATTGATGTGGCCGACCACCTCGTCACATATCTCATAGGCCAGCGTGTATCTGAATGTCCGGAAGAGCTGCTCCGAATTCATTATCGGGCCACTTCCCCGGACAAGCTGCATTTCTTTTATGGGGGTTCTCTTCCGCGCCCGACCCCCATTGTTGCCATGTTTCCGGTTCCCTGAATTCTTTCCTGCGGTTTTTTCCTTTCGATCCTTCCTCATCTTGCTCGCACAGGCCTTACAAAACCTTTCCCAGCCGTCAGAAGTCGAATGATTGTGTGAAAAAAGTTCCTCTGTTAGCAGCATTGGTTCCTTGCATTTGCTGCAAATTTTCGTCTTTTGATCCTCATTCACCTTCGTCTCCCTCCGTTGCTCTGTCGCTTCCAGATCCTCCCTTTCCAATTCCCTTTTGTTCCGCCCTTTCACGTTAGCCCACTTTTTCAATTTGGCCTTTTCTTCCTCTGTAAAATTCTCGTTCCTAATCCGTATAATCGTATTCTTCGCCACCCCGGTTTCCTTGATGATATCCCTGATGGAATGATCTTTTAAGAGGGCCTTTACCATTTCTTCCTTTTCCGGATTTAACCGATTGCTCATAGTTTCCTCTGTCTTCGGTTTTCTCCCGCACATCATGCATTTTTCGCCCCCGAATGGGTTCCACTGGTCCTCAACTATGTTGCCTCCACAAAATTCACATTTCACTCGTTCAGCTCCAGGGACACCAAATCATTCATGATATTTTCCTTAGCTTCCTCACCAGCTTGTTCCCCATTTCTTATAGCTCCCGAAAACAAAAAAGGCGTCCCCTGTATCGCACAAGGGGCGCCTATCAGAAAGAAAGGAGGGTTAGATGAGAGATAGTTCTCAATGAAACAATGTTGAACTCCACAAAAGACATGGTTCGACCTTCATTGGTTCGCATTGCTACACGACACCTCTGGCCGCTCTTCCCGAGGTTCCCCCGGTGGCTTTGATTATGTAATGTTACATGCAGAAAGATTCGGTTGTCAATATGCAATCTTAATCCTAACGAGGGTAAAGTGAGGTAAAGTTGATACTCGTGTCTCTAAATTCATGACTGATACGCCATCTTGTCAAGGCATTCCAGTAAAATCGATTTCCTTATAGCGGGCCGATAAATCTTTTTCACCCATATCCTCCCTACCGGAATATTGGCCCTCTTTATGATCGCCCGGGCCGTTTTCGGGGAAATAATGCCCATAACCTCGCAGATGGGCTTCCATCCAATGAGGTAGCAGTCACCATTATTCTCTTTTTTGTCCTGGGTCATCAATCCCCCCTGTCAAATCTGTCTATGAACCGATCTCGTATATTCCGGGAAGGTTGTTTCTTCTCCTCCGCTTTGGTTTCCCGCTCATAGGATCTTCCCGCAAAACCAAATCCCGGGGTTGCCCTCAGTAAAAGTTCAGTCAGGGCCCAAACTGCGGCATCCATGCGATTCGGAGACGGATCGCCCGGAATCCATAGGCATTGCTCCCGCTCAAGTGCATCGAATTTTCCGACATGATGAACCCTTCCCTTCTCATAGTTGGCCGCTATGGGCTCGGCCCTCGTAAATTTTCCTCTGGATGCATGGACAAGTTTGACGGGAATGGAATGATCGACCTGTTTGATCGTGAGTTCCACCATCTCCCCGCCATTATTTGAATTGCCCGTGATTGTGATCCTCTCATCTTGTCTCATTACCCATGTCTCAAGTTGGGTCGTGGGACACCAAACCTCTTCTGACTTACTCCTTAGTTCTTGAACCTTTTCTATAAGGAGTGTACGTGATCTGTGAAGCCATGTTCGATAACTAATACGATCTTCTCCGTTCCATTTCTTTCTATTAATTCGGCAATGACTCGCAGGGACCCCTTCAAGGAAACAGGCAAGAAGAAACGCATCATTTATTGCTCCTGGATTTTGACTGAACTGTACGCCCCCACATTTCGTAAGCGTGCCTTCGCCGAGAAGCATTCCATAGATAAAGCCAATTCTTTGTTGTCTGCTCATTTGCAAAACCTTACGAACCGCATTGTTACGATCTATCCAATCAGTAAATTTAGCTATAACAATGCCACTACCTATATCCGCTGGAACACATTGAATCATTCTTGCACGCCGCCAACTTCTCAGCATTTCATCAATAGTAAACATGCCTTGAGTTTTCTTACTACATTTCAAACGCTTGCCATACTTGGCTCTTCCCGCACGGCTCTCAATTCTCATCGGCCATTTGTGGTTCCGAGTGCATCGCACATGAAAACTTGAATTGCCATAAGTAATGACTTCATCATAACCAAAATTTAAGGCAATTATTTTAGTCCACTTACATGTGTCCGTGCTTAAATCATAGCCTAATATGTGGTCTCCAACACGAAGATCTACTGGAGGCTTCCATCCTTCCTTTGTTAGGGCCTCACTATCAATGGGTACACACTCAGCAACTATCCGATCCGCCTTGAACTTGTGGAACGCGGTGACCGCCGCAGTCGCCCAAACCAAGGGACTCCCCTGGATACTATCATCCGATAAAACGTACCCGTCCTCCCCTCCCCTTCCTGCCGTTATTATCCCGGCCTCGTCCCCTCCGCTTGTCGTCGAAGGATCAACCCCTACGACTATCCTCGACAATTCAGGGGCCTTAAATACCCGGTTGTGTTCTATATCTTCCTTTTTCCAAAGCGCACCAGGGGCCTGGTCTATATCCTGGGCCATGATCTCTATGTTATAGGCGATAGAAGTCATGTCTTTTGTGATATCCAATAAAGCCTTATTACTCAGGGTTGGATTATCGTGAGAGGTCCAGTGAAACGTGGCCCACCTTCCGGTTTCATCATCTCTGTATTTCTCATACATCTTCGATGCGTGCTGAAGATCCTTGGCTTTGCTCACCGACCGGCTGTGGAGGGATGGCGGCGTGAATAGAAAAATCGCATCCCCATCGTTATCAAGAAGCATCGGTGCACCCACAAACTCCCAGGCATCCTCATTCATCAACTGCCACTCATCGAGGATGAGAAGATCCGAATAGTCTCCACGCAAAGTATCTGCATTCCAGGCAGTCTTTGCCTTAATCCGATATTCCGTCCCAGGGATCTCGATCAAATGGAGTGTCTCGTTCTTGTACAGAACCCCTTGTTCTATTGGCTTCGCAAGGGCCCTTGTGACCGTGGTCCAGAACCTGTCAAGCTGCTCAGTGGTAGGGGCAGCATAAAGAATCCTTCTCTTTTCCCTAAATTTATTCCCCGCTATGATCGAGACAAGGACGGTCTTCCCGCCCCTTCTCCCGACCTTGAAGACATTCCTTTTCTTGAGATGCTCGATGGCAAATGCCTGCTTAGGGAAAGGGACCGGCAGGTCAATCTTAAAGTTGAACGCCCTTTTCCTCTTCAGGTTCAGCCTATCCTCAATGTAGGATAATGTCTGGTCTGATAATTCGTTTCGATCTAAGCCTGTCGACGAATCTTTCTGCCGCATCGGTCTCCCATATATGCCCACAGTTCGGGCACTTCATCTCGGAGTTCACCTCCCTGAGCGTCTCTATGAACGTCTCCCTGAAGGCTTCAACCTCTTCCTTGCTTGCAACAGTCTTCCAGGCTTCAAGGATAAAATCTCTGCATTTCAGTCTCACCTCAATAATCCTTGTCTCAAGGAGCCGGGGATCCATGGTAAAATCGAAGGTCTCAATCTTCTGCTCTCTCTTGATCTTTCTGCCCCGGTTCAATTTCTGTTTTCTTTTCCCTTCCTGGTCGGGCTCCCCTTCCGCTGACTGAGACTCGATCTTTCTCTGCATCGCTATGAAACCTTCTTTGTCTCCCATGTTATATCGGTGTACAGGATCTAAGATCTCCTTTAAATATTTCAGGTCATCCAGATGATCCTGCATCACGTTGAACTGAATCACTCCGTATTCCTTGGCCTTTTCAAGCGCCACAACTCTCGTAGCATATCCCTTGAGCTTTCTGATGGCCTTTGTTATGGCCGGACGTCCGACCCCGAGCCTTCTGGACATCTCTGCCTTGGTGAGCTTCAAATCGGCAAGAATCTGAAGCTGGTCATAGTCTATGTGTTTCCTCATTTGTTTCCTATTGTTTCCTATCATTTCTTTCTATGGAAACATTTCAGCATAATACCACAAATTCCCTAAGTCATTTCACTATCTTGCGCTTTGTTTCCATTGTTCCCTTTATTTCGGGACCAAGCTCTCCAAAAATCCCTGGTCATAATCTCCTGAAGTCCATATTTTCGGATTGCCAGAGCCATCGGCCCTAATCCTTGCATTAAGCACCGATCCGCCATGAATCCTATCGAAGTGGCCTTGCTCCTTTGCTCTTCTGTCGGAGCATGGAATGCAGAATTTCCGGGTTCTTTCCCACACATTCTTGGTGAATGGTCTCCTGCAATCCTTACAGATTGGCATTTTATTGTTCCGTTTCTATAGGGATTGTCTATATCAAATGGTGCTTCTCATTTTCCTCTTTTTATGGATTATCCACATTCCATAGCAAGCCCAAATGATACAGAAAATTCCGAGGATCCACATTTCAATTTCCCCATAAATGTTGACCTTTATTGACTGTAGACTTCAGCCTTTCCAGATTCTCCTTCTCCCTAATCTCCGTAATTCCTCCCAACCTTTCAATCAATTCCCTCACCTTCTTCCAGGAAGGTTCCATTAACGCGTGATTCTTGCTATCCGCGCCAATGCTCACAAACTCAGGCCCGACCAATGAGATCATCCTCACCATCGCTTCCAGGTCAAAGTCCATGATCGGCTCAAGGGACACCATTTTCCTTGCATCCTTGAAAGCCACCATAGCCTGAACCCTACTTTCCACCTTTGGGGCCTTGCTTTGTATCAGCCCCTGCCTGTTCGTCTCTATGGTGGTGCCAAGGATCGTTTTGGGAGGGAATATGAAATTCTTGAATCTTTCAGGATTCTTGGACTGGAAGAGATAGGTGTTATCCGGATATTTCATGCACTGTTCCAGAACCGCATGGATTTGGACATCCGGAACCCACACTCCCCACATGTCGCTGGCCGATCCCACAAAGATCACTCTCCCCTTGCCAAGCCCTCTTTTTACCTCTCTTTCCTCAAACCGGGGCGTCATCTCAAAGAACAGTAGCGATCTCAAATAACAATAACTGCAATCATGGAGGCAACCCTTGATCGGGTTTATGGTGTGGGTGACCCAGGGAAACATATTTCCTTTTTGCTTATTCAAGCCCATCTCATCCCCCTGAAAGGCAACTAATTGCACTTTGCCACATAGTATTATTTTCTTAACTTATCCGTCTTTTCTGTCCAGTAATAATCCCCCCGGGGTTTTCTTGGGGATTCCCTCCGATCGGGTCTTTATCTCATCGAGGCATCCGGGGCATACAGGTTTTTCCACATATCCTGATTGATCCGGGATACGTATCACCTTCAGCACCTTTTCCTCAAACCATTCCTTACAGATGTAGCATTGGTTGATTATCTCTATCATGAAAATTTACAGCAAGGAAACCCACGGCTTTAGCCGTGGGAGGAATTGCTGTCCTCCAAATCAAGCTTCCAATATGAAATACATTTTTCACTTGATTAATATTTATTGACTTTTTACCTACAATAATTCTTGTACCCTTGCAATGAGACCCTTTTGTGCTTTGCCAATTACAACTTATTTTTACTAAATCACAGGGTTGAATAAAATATCTTTTCCTTCTAATAGAGGGAATAAAACCTTTTCTATTGAGTTGTAGACATCTATTATTTTTACGTTTTTGTTGAATATTAAAAATCCTGCATCTTTCTTGATTAGTGCCTTCAGAAATTACAAAAGCATCATTAGAATGAGTTTTTTCAAGATTCAACTCATTTCTTTTAATTTTTGTAACATACCCATAAGTCACTTCAGTAGTAAGAATTTTCTTTAATTCTTCTACCAATTTCCATCTAATTGTAGACATAAAAGTCTCAGCCTTAAACTGTTTACTTTTATTAAACTTTAATCCCTTTTTATGTACTTCTTCATGGCACTTTTCATGCAGCAACACCAAATTGTCAAGTCTATCCGTGCCACCATCTTTTCTTTGAATTATGTGATGAGTCCTAAAAGAAATTCCTTTAGTTGATTCTTTACCACATAATTGACATTTTCCTTGTTCTCTAGCAATTAAATAAGACTTTATATTCTCATAGCCATAAAGATTACCTTGCTGATATTCTTTTCCTGATATTTCTGGATTATTAATCTTTTGAATATCAAAATTTGCTACTTCTACAATAATTTTTGATACAGGAAGTAATTTACATATTTTTCCAATTAATCTAATATGAGAATCAAGTCTATATTGTACAGAGGGAGCTATCCAACCTAGCTTCTTAGTAGCCTTTCTATTCAACCATCTAGGCTCTCTATACCAAAGCTTGTTTCTTCTTCCTCTTCGATACATTCTCTTTTCTGTAAGTTTTTGACTGATATCCTTCCTTAAAACTATATCCATTCTAATTAGCTCTTTCTTTTCTGTCCTAGCAGAAATCCCTACGTTTTCATAGCCAGGATCAATTCCTAAAATAACAGGCTGCTTGTTTTCTCCTGAAGCTATAAGTAATTTAATTGTAAACGGGATTCTTTTAATAATCTTTGCTTTTCCTCCTTTGATTAGGTGTCTTGATTTGGACTGGGTAGTTGGCATTAATGCCTGACCTCTCTGATTTAATACATAAACAATGTTCAGGACTCTCAAGTCTGAACCGTCTTTATGTTGACGAAGATTCCCATCGGGAGTGTTACAAGTCAGTACTTTATTCTCAACACTGAGTTTTTCAACTCTGTTTAATTGAGAATTTACAGAGCAAAGGACTTGGGAAGCATCCTTTGGTGTGTTCTTTAACTTTCCTTGTAACTTCTGCATAAAGTTTCCTTTAAGCTCCCTAATCAACTAGTTTCCCTTGAAAGTCACCTCTCAAGCCCACGACTTTAGTCGTGGGTAATTGACGGACCCACAATGCCGACATCTATATCCGTCCCTTCTGAGGATTTCTTGTGCAAACTCCCGATAGGCATCCCCTTTAAGACGTTCTCGGTGAAGTTTGGGAAAGGATCTTACTTCAGGCATTCCTTTTTATCTCCCCTTTTCTCGATACAATCGCTCCAATATTTCCTCCTGTCTTTCGGTCAGGTCCCCATG